AAACAAGGTGTACAAACGCTCATAGGTATCGTTTTAAAATTGCGTTTACAAAGTAACGAAAACAATCTAAATAATCGGCGCGCTCGGTTAGGTTTTTACGGTTGCTCTTTATGATTTGCCCTTCGGCATTACATTGTACTTGCTTCGCATCGAATACAAAGCCCTTGCACTTTTTACTATTTACTTTAATATCGAGTTTCTTTAGCGCCGTGTTGCAATCGATACGGCTGTTAACGTGGCGCGGGTTGGCTGGTATTATTATTTGATTGTCGGCTAACTTGAGGCGGCGTTTAATCTGAATGTATGCGCTCGAGTTATCGCGTTCCTGTATCGTGCCACCCTTACCCATAGCGTCGCCCGTAATCCTAATTAAACCCGTTGGTATGTTTAAAGCATCGACCGCATCACAGAACGCATCTATCGAGCCGCGCTCAATCTTTATTTCGTCCACTACACGCGCCGCGCTGCCAACGTTTTGAATTACTAAAGCACAAAGCGGGTTAATGTTGAAATCGACGCTTATAAAGGTCGGTAGGTGTGGGTTATGGTTAGCGCTATCGTCGATGTGCTTATCGTCATCCCAAGCGTATAAGAACGGGTTAGCAACGTCATCTAAAACGTCCCAGTCGCCCTCAACAAATCGAGCGTACTGAATAGGCGGTAATTCCTTTAATGCCTCGAGGTATTCGGGCGCGATGTGCGGGTTATCTGTTATTCGGCTCGGTATGTACGCCCAGCGTTCGGGTAGGGTGTTTTCGCGGTAACGGTTGTATATAATCGACTTAACCCAATTTTGAGCAGGGTTGCACGTTGCGAGGCAAACGATGGGCGGCTTGCCTTGCGCTTTGTTCCAACTTCCGATACGTTCCTGAACTTTATAGAATGTTACTTCCTGTAATTCGTTTACTTCGTCCAATCCCGCGCCGTTAATCTCTAAACCCCTAAAGCGGTTAAGGTCTTTATCGTCGTCGAATGATTCTGCCATGAAGATTAACTCCGAACCGTTCGTAAACGTTATAACATTCGTTTCCCGATTCCAGTTCTTAACGTAGTTACTTACCCCGTCCATCATTATCGAGGCAAAGCTCGGAAACGTGGTACGCTTTAAGTCGGGTAGGCTTTTACGAATAACCGCCCACCTTGAGCGCGGGTACGTTAAACACAAAGAGGTTAGGGTTAATAATAGCCAATACGTTTTTCCACCTCGGAACTTTGCCCCCACCCTTTCGAGCAGGGGCGGCTATCGTATAGCGCCACCGAAAACAATTACTCTTTTGTTTCCGTCGGTCGCCATATCGTAGGCTGTGGTTTGTGTTTCAGTTAATGTAAACTTCATTCATTCGGCTTACTCGGTTCGGTTCGCACAATAACGAGCGGTTCGGTTGTGGTTATGTTATTATCTATACTTTGCTTTGGCTTACCGTATGCGCGGTCTAAAAGTAGTTCGGCTGCGCGTACATCGCCTTTCGCCGCCTTTGCTCGTATCGATTTAAGTATTGCCTCGGCGGCGCTTATGCCGTCCTTTTCCTCGCCCAATACATCGGCAAGCAATACGTGAAGCTCGGGCAGCTTTTTAGGGCGACCGTTTGGGTTGCCTGTTTGTCCTTTTTTGAACTGGCTATGCTTCGGCGGTGTCGGCATATTCTCCCTGTTTTAACCCTGTTTTTGTATACGCTTGCCCGTTGCGCTTTATTTGTAGCATGGGGTCAAGTTTAAGCATACGGTCAACTATTACTTGGCAGTATTTCGGGTCGAGTTCCATGCCGTAGCATTTGCGGTTAAGTTGGTGTGCTGCCACCATTGTTGTACCACCGCCTAAATATAAATCAGCAACTAAATCATTATCCTTACCCCATTTATTAAAAAACCAATTAGCTAATTCAATAGGCTTTTGTGTTGGATGAACTCTACCTTTTGTGTCTTGTGATGGCATTCCAAATATACCTGCCCATTTAACCCTTGCAATATCTCTCTTATGTTTATTCTTTGACCAACATAATTCAAAAGTACTGCCGTACATTTTATCTGAACTTTTATCTTCTGCTACATCATCATTTCCATTTGCTCTTTTATCCCATACTACCCAACTGCCATCATTTTTATTAGGTAATAGTTCTGCAAAATAATCTGCTCCCCATATAAATATCTCCTTGCAATCATTAAAACAAGCAAAAATTGTATTAATTAATTCTTCGGTAAAGTCATCGTGGTCACCTTTTACATTATCATATTTCTTACCACCAATTCCACCTTTAAATATATCACTTTTCATTCCACTATAATCAGCATCTAACTTCATTCCATATGGGGGGTCTGTAAATACCATATCTGCCTTTTGTCCGTTCATCAAATTTGCAACTTGGTCGCTATCAGTAGAATCCCCACAAAGCAAACGATGCTCACCAATCTCGAACAAATCACCCAGCACAATGTCGGTTTGTATTTCATCCGGCATTTCGTAATCGTCCTCAACGGCTTCGAGCGTTTTATCGGTTTCAAACTCGGTTATATCCAAGCCCCACTCTTCGAGCTGCTCCGTATCCCATTCGCTCGTTAACGCGCTCCAATCCCACTCGCCGCCGCTTACGTTATCCTTAATTATAAACTCGCGCTGTTGTACTTCGGTTAATTCGCCCGCAACGATTATAGGCACTTCTTTAAGTCCAGCCTCTTTGCAAGCCTTTAAGCGCATATTGCCACCAAGCACCACCATGTCGTTATTAACTACGATAGGACGTATATTAAGCATTTCGGGGAACGCTTTAATCGACGTAACAAGCCGCTCGAATTTATCGTCGCGTATCGTTCGCGGGTTGTTCGGGTTTTGCTTAACCTCGGATATTTTAACTATTGTTGTTTTCATCGCTTACGTCCTTTACGCCATTTTTCAGCCTCGGCGTATGCTATTGCCGCCGCTTGCGAAGGGCTGTAACCCTCTTCGATTAGCTTACGAATGTTCATTTGTATAACGGCGTCGCTATCGCCTTGAAATAGTGGCATAGTACAAATTTACAAATTATAAGTGTCGATTCGTTTTTTTACCATTTCTATAAATCGCTCCATCATGGAGGCATAGAAGCCGTTAAAATCCTTATGACCTTCGGGCGCGTGTTCAAATAGAACATAAAGCGTAGAGCGTAACCGCTGGCTCGGTGTTTTGCTGCCAAGTTCGGCGGCATCGAGTTTAAGGTTATTAAGTAACTGCTCATCGTTATAATTGAACTGTTCGCCCTTAAATGCCATAACACCTACGCCGCCCATCCATTGACTAAATAGGGCGCTCGTTTGTTCGGGCGTTAGTTCTTGCGTTCCGATTGTTACCTTAATGGTTTTATCGCGGCGCGTGGCTACCGATTCAATCGCGCATGGTATGGTTAGTAGGTTGCTCATTATCGTAAACTCAATAATGCTATTTCTCGAATAAATGCAGCAAGTTTAACCCCGTTTAATTTTGCACGTTCTTTTAATACCTGCATATCATTTGGCGAAAAAGAAAGCACAATTCGATTGCTTAATTTTTTTGGGCGCGGGTTTCCCCGTTTGCGTTTTGTTATTTTAGCTTCCATGCTTTTTCCGCCTCGTCTTCCAATTCCTTTTCAACTTCCTGAGCATCTAAAACATAGTCTTTCCCATCATTAAGCGCCGTTAAAAACACCCTGTATTCGCCGTCTATTGTTAACGGGTTTCCAAAAGTTTTTATAGCCCTTTCGATTATATCGCTTTCGGTTGTTCGGTTTATTTGCACCATTTCAATTAATAATTCGTATGCGCTTTGCGAAATCTCTATTTCTATTTTATTTTTAGCATCCATATTCGGGTTCTCGTTTAGTTGATTTATATTCGAGTTTTAGCGTTTCGAGGTAATCGCGTACCATTTCCGTAATTTTTTCGCGGCTCGTTTGCGGTACTCGAAAGCATAGCGTCGCTGTTGGTTCGCCATATTTGGGCAACCTACCAGCACCTTCACGGCGACCGCCTCGATTATCTTTTGCCTTTGCTTCGGACTTCATGCCACAAATATAAGTATTATTTGATTACGTTTTGCAAATTTACGCCGTGCTTTTTAAGTAGCTTCAACCAATCGAGGCAACGGTTTAAATACATTCGGTAGGCTATCGAGTTACGCGGTGCGTTCATTAATTGCGCTGCATAGCTTTTGTGCGTTTTAACCGTGTCGGTATAATATACCGCGCCGTCTTTAAACTCGCTTTGCTCGGGTTCGTGGTTAGTCATGTAATCGATTATGCGCTCTTCGGTGCTCATATAATGCGAAAGTTTATAGCGGCTATCGGAGAGTTATAACCAATGCTAAACGACACGCACATCGACAACTATTGCGGTTTTAGTATGGTAAACAACAAATCTATATTCTGTCTGTGTTCCTTTTTTTATCCATAAAGCACAATTGTATATTCCCTCTTTTCGGTCTTTCATCAATGTTTCCTCGTACTCAATAGCTTTGGAAACTGCTTCGGTTCGTAAAAAACCGCAATGTTTGTCTGTTTTAATAATTATTTTTTTCATCTTAATTTTATTTAGTTTGTCAAAAAGCACTGGTTATAACCGCACCTATGCGCCATTAAAACGAGCGCATAGCTGCAAAACGTTATATGCAATTTATCAAAATGGTTCTTTGTCAAATTCGTTATTAGGCGCTATTGCGCTAATTACTTTCTCGGTTTCGGGCATCGGTAGAAACGAGCTGCCAGTATTACCGCCTAAATCGCTAAACGCTGTTATCGTGTTGTTATGCTGAAAGCGTACCTCACCAGTCGCGCCTTGACGGTGCTTTTCGAATAAGTAGAAAACGTGTTTATCGGTTTGTTCGCCGTCGACCTCATCAATGCCGTAATACTTCGGACGGTAAATAAATATTACCGTGTCGGCATCTTGTTCTATCGAGCCGCTTTCGCGTAGGTCTGAAAGTATCGGGCGTTTATCGCTTCGCTGTTCAACTTGCCTACTTAACTGAGCAAGGGCTATAATCGGTATGTTAAGTTCCTTTTGCGCGGCTTTTAACGTTCGGCTTATCTCGGCTACTTCCATTTCACGGTTGCCACCTTTAAACCCCTCTATCGTCATTAATTGCAGGTAGTCGATAATTGCCCACTTACATCGCCCTTTACGCGCTTCGCGTCGCATTATGCGTATTGCTTCATGTACCCCGCATCGCGGCTTATCGTAGATTAAAATTGGTAGCTTTTCGATTTGCCCGATTGATTGCTCGAAGGTATGTAGCTCGGGTTGGTTTAGGTTTCCATCGCGAAGCCGTGCGGCGTTTACTTGCTCGTTACTATGCTGCAATATTAGGCGCTGACATAGTTGGCTGTTATTCATTTCGAGGTTAAAGTAAATACCCGGTTCGTTAAAGTTGCAAGCGTGGTAAAGGGCTAACGCTGTTTTACCCATCGAAGGGCGACCCGCTAAGATT